GTTGAACTACCAAGTATATAACTGTTAGTAGTATAAGCCGTAATTGTACCGGATAGATTTGCTGTATCGGTGTTTGCTTTACACACTAACGTAAAGCGCGCTGCAGAACTATCTGCAAGAGGGAAAGGACTTGCTCCAAATGCTATAGCATCATCGCCGCCGGCGTGTGAACCGGTTAATGTAATTGCAACGTTACTAATACCGGCACCGGAATTTGGAATAAGTGTGCCTGATTGCTTTGTACGATAGATGTATTCAGTTCTGACATTGTTTGTAGCGTCTCTAAGATTCTTAATACCCGAAACACCGAAAGAGTATAGCTGTCTCTTTGACTGTGAACCTTGAATACCGTTTACAGATACGTCGCCGATACCTTTTGAAGTTCCATTAAAGTAAACAGACTTAATGTTAGTTGTATTATAGTTTGCCTGCATCTGTACATTGAATATGTGTAGATTATACGATGCTGTATTTGAACCCGGAGTACCCGAAGCATAGGTAAAGCAGCGAACTGATGCAGTACCAATCTTTGTACCAGTTGGTGCTGCAGATGAGAATGCTTTTGTAGTTACAGCTTTTTGTGCTGTATCATAAAGATCTACTGATTCAATCTTGTCAAAGATAAATGAACCAGCAACTTCATTTAACATAAAGAAATTACCGTAGTTAAATGAGATATTTTGATTTGAGTTTGTTAAGGTATCAACACCGCGGCGCATGTTGATGTAGCCAGTTTTCTGAATCTCAACGCGAGCGCCCTGAGCATAACCAACGCCCGGACCAATTCTACCAACGACGCTGTTTGCATCGGCTGGTGTAAGCGCTACGTCTGTACTTGTTACAGCATCAACGGTAAATGGATTTACAACATAGTTACCAGCTTGTTCAAATGTTCTCTTTGCAATTGCATTGCCGATGGTTGAATAGAGGTCTGTAGCTCCAGACTTCTGAATAAGAGCACCATAGTTATAGACTGCGATTGGATTGAATGTGTTAGAAGTATTCTCACCTTCTGCATAAGATACAAGACCCGGAGTAAGCTTTAATCTATGCGCTCCCGGTGCATTTTCATTCGTATAACCTAACGCGTTATCAAGCAATGAAGGATCTTGAGACTCTGTAATCTTTTCTTCAAGTAATTGAAAGCCAACAACGTTATTACCAGCATTTGTGCCATATGCATTAACGACACCGATGACCGGTGTTTGAACTTGAACAAACACGCCGTTGATGAAGATCACACCTTCAGAAACAGAAAGACCGTGTGCATCACCGACAGGAATAATTGAACCGGTATTTGCAAGAGAGTATACGTTAGCAATTTCTGTATTACCGCCGCTATCAACAGAATAAACTCTGAGTAATTCTGCGTTGGAGAACGTAGTCTCACCACCGGTACCAGTATTAATGTACTTAACATATACAACGTTTGTATTTGGATAATTAGCAGTAAAACCAACATTGGCTAAAAGAACTTTTGCAGAAAGATTAGACGTCTCACTGCGAATATAATTATCAACATATAGTCTTGCATCATATGGAGTTACGTTTGCAGATCCATTAGATACACTATCATTGAGATGAACGTATGGTAAAACTGGAATGTCTGTAATAGAACAACCTGAAACAATATCACCTGATTTAAACGCCCAGTTACCAAAGCGCTCGATCTGATTTTGAAGAATTGACTGAGCCTGCGTTAATTCACGAGCCTGAACCGGAACACCTGGCTGAAACAAAACACGATAATATGAACTGTTTGCACTATAATCATCAAAATACGGAGGTATATTAAGATTTGTATTTAAAGGCATTTTGTTTCCCTGATCAGATTTTTATAATTAATTTCCAGGCTTCGGTCTGACCCGAGGCTCTTTCGACATCGACAACATTTTGCATATAAATTGGCTTCAAGTCTTTGGTGTAAATGTCACCTCTTGTATTTATCTCTATCCCAACAGTTTGATTTGTGACAGTAGATGTGACATATTCGACGTTAGCAAACGTTTTATCGCCGGTTAGATAGACTACTGAAGTATTAGAGAAAGCAACAGTTCCACGAGCACCAGAATTAGCACCAACGACTTGTTCGCCAACGTTAAATACGACCGGAGATGCAACATTAGCGCTTAATACAGAACTAAATGTATCTGTCTGGAACGGCGTAGTATCTTTTGAACCGTCTGTCTGTACGATCACATAAGGATTAGCAATAATACCAATCTTATTATACTGCACATTATCAGGTATAGTACTTGTTTCATTGCCTGCAAATGAAACGGACACAGCGTATCCTTTTGTAAACAATTCAGCCGCCGGTTCCGAACCATGACCACCCGGCGGTGGGACAATTGCGTAGACATTAGCGCCAGAACCATAGATAGTATTACTTTGTATTGAAACATTGGCCCAAGAGATTTCTTGTCCAGGTTCAACAATAACGACGCTATAAATGGAATTTGAAACTGTATTAATAACTGAATAGCCTTGCGGATCCAGACTGCCATTTGTTTCAAATAATACTTTAGGTGAGATTTTATAAAGAGTTTCACCCGGTACAATATTATTTGTATTTGCTTCTCCGTCTAACAGTACGAACTTACCAGTTGAATTGGCAACGTAAGAATTGATTGTTTTTACTTCACCCGTAATACCACTATTATAGATATAAATTGCATTATTTTGATAATATCCAGAAGAAGTAGAAGCATTGTCCGAAATCTGCAAAATGCTTGAGTTAGATTGTAAGTAACCTTCTATAATGCCATTATGATAAGTTGAATAACCCAATCCGCCATTTGCTACTACGACAACTTCCACGCCACTGTTCAACAGCGACTGCGCGACTACAGTCGTATTTGGATAAACTGGAGCATAGTATGTCGTTGCAAATTTCTGCCAATTAGCACTTGTGATTGAAGCTATATATCGCCATGTATAACCATCAGATTTTGTAAACGAAGTAGTTTGTATTAAATCAGGTTTACTAGTTGAAAGACCACCATCTGCATTGTCAATGCACTTATAAACATTATAATTTCCGCCCGGTAAGGCTGGTTCTGTAATTACATAAAAGTTTTCACTTGAAAGATCTTTTGTATTATCATATCTTGCATAAACAGTTCCTGATGCCCATATATTGTTATCAATAACTTGAATTATATCAGTTAAGCCAACTAGCTTGCCAAATAATAGTTGCCACATAGGATTAAAGGAAGACGAATAATCATCAGAGGTTACAGCAGCAACGTTACCAGTCAATGGAACTGGATTTGCGGCAATGCCGTAATAATAGTTACCGCTATTGATAATGTCATCAGCCATTAATCGTCTATAGTTGGGAAGAAGTTTACCCACAGTTTACCTCGTGTTATGTAATTGTAAGATTTTCATCAAGAATTTCAATAGTAGAAGTTTCTGTAATACTTTCAAAGAACTTTCCAAATAAGGCAGTTCCAGCTATATGAAAAGTATTATACAAAATGTCTTTGTATTTCTTGAGAACCGAGCCAGTTTGAATTTCATATGCATAGTCTTGATAGTACTTGTTATCGTGTATATATTTATCTGAATTCAAGAACCCTCTAGTGGTTGAAAAATATCCAGGAGCAACGCCGATGCCACTCTTTATTATTTTACCAGTAACAGCACTGTAGGTATTAAACGTGTTTGCAGGAGTAATAATTGCTTTAAATACAGCATTTTGTCCATTTTTTGTAACGACAGAAACAAATGGTATAGTTTGATATCCTGAACCACTATATGTTAACACTGTATTACTAATTGCACCGGTACCGTCGGTTTGAATGTATCCTTGAGCCTGTGAAGATGGACTACCGCCGCTGAATAACAATTGTTCATTGTTTGAATAACCTGTACCACCGTCAATAATTAATGGTTCATTTAAACTATTAAAAAGATAACAGGTAACTGTTTCACCGTCTAAATAGCTTTTACCTGAATTGTAAGCGCTTACAGAAGTAACAATATCATTACCATTTGAAGGTAGTGCACTAATTAAAGCATTTCTACTTGCAACTGAGCTGTCTCTTGTTCTCATAGGCGCTTCATATGGAGCAAAATTAGAAGGGAATAGAGGAGTTGCTATAGAATGGAATGCGTCTGCCTTTGAATTGCTCTTCGGTGGTCCATAGAGTTCAATTGAAGTAGCACTAGTTACCTGTTTAATGACTTGATATTCACCTGTATTTGCCTGCGTTCCATTTGCCTGCAGATAGATGACGTCGTTTGCTTGGAAGTATCTATCAAACTGTGTAGTAGTTCCAGCAATAGTGTTTGACGATGTATCATAAACGAGAGTGCCGGTCAGTGGCTTTGAATCTAGATCAGTACGTAAAAAGATATATGGGGCAGCGATATAGTTATTACCCGGAAGAACGTTTGTTAACGATCCAATTGAACCAAAAGTATTTGTACTAAAAACTAACGCTGTTTCAATTTGAGCACTGACGTTAGCCATAGCATTTGAAAAGCCATAACTACCGGCGTCTAATTGAATTGAGTCATAGTTAGCAATAATATCTGTATTATACTGCACTGATCTAGCATATGTTAAAGAACCAACTTTAAACTTTGCGTCATGGCCACTAATATCTAATGGCGCGTTGTAGAGAAATATATTAGCATCTGCTCTATATCCTGTGCCACTATTATCAATGAAGAATGTTAAAGCGCCCTGACCTCTGCCGGTATTGGTAACTCTTACTTCTCCGTCGATGCCATTAGTAATAATATCTCCATTTGATAAACTACGTCTTACGATCTTAAGCAGATCGCCAACTTTAAATCCTTGGCCACCGTTTAGAATTTGAAGCGTATTTAGCGATCCAATGATTGTAGGCGCTTTATTAATAATGTCAGAGTAAATAGCTGGAATATTATTATATTTTATATCGCTATACTTAATAATCTTTTCACCTTGAATAAATTGTCCACCTTGAGGTGAAAGATTTGAAATATATAAGCAATTATTAATAGAACCACTTACGGGCTGCTTGTCATAACTTTCAACTACGCCTACAGTCTTTGATACAATACCATATATTTGTTGGCCAACCAAAGTTTCTAGATTTCCATTATCCGTAACTTCGATATACTTCGGTTGAACCCAAGTGCCGTCGGAAACGCGAAGAACGTCTTCGCCCGGAAGATAAACATTAATGTCTTGGTTGTAGAGAAGCTTAAAAAGCAGGCGATAGCATTGAATGGAACCCTTTGAACGGTAAACATCCAAGATATGTTTTAAAAGTAATCTCTTATCAATGATGACGTTAAATGGAATGCCATACAGGTATTTCTTTTGAAAGAATTCAAGAAACTTTGTCAGCGTATTATCAATGTCTCTATAGTCAAGAAGACTTCTAGATTGAGTAGTTAATTGATTCTCTGTTTCCATCCACTCATAGTATGCCTTGACGAATTCAACGAACTTCTCACCTTCTTCTAGATAGAATTGAGGGAACTGTGATTCAACAAAGTTAGAGATCTTTTTTTCGATACCAAAATCCATCTTAATTTACAGTCTCTATAATGTTAATAGTAACGTCCGTTGGGTCTATGACGATGATCTTATTCTTATCAGCAATAATATCTTTATTCATTGGAGCAACGAATAATTTAATACTCATATCATAATACGTTGTAGTAAATGGATTAATTACAACTTTACCGGTTGTATAGTCAATTGTACCCGCATCTGAATTAAGAATAGTAAATACGTTATTGATAGTTGCATAGATCACTATCTTGCCAAAGTTATCGTCTCTAAAATAACTATAAGCAGTTTCACTGCCGTCGGCATTGAGATAAGTAAATGATGATGAAGTCAACACAGGCTCATCGAAGAAAGCTGCACCAGCACTGTATCCTATCGCTGCGTCGCGTGTTTCAACGTCTGCAGAGTTATTAAATTCTAAATCAAAAGAAGTTGCATAGTTTAGTTTTGGAGCAAGCTTCTTGATGATCTTAATCTTAGTATCATTACTTGTAATGCTAGTGTCCGAATCATCAATGTGACTAACGAACTTACTGTATCTAAAATCATTGCCAAACTTTTCTAAATGGTCACTACTAAAACCAATCATATTATTAAGAACAAGATTCTGAATATCGTTAGCTGTCTTTGTAGTAGCCTTTGAGTTATACTGAACCGTAGCATTAATACCACAATAGAGATAACTAGGATCGGTGATAACAGGACGCGTAGGTAATCCAATAAACTTACTTAGATAAGTCTTAATCTCATTCTTCAAATAATCTGGTGCAACCAAACCATTTGCCGGTTTAACAGCAATAATAACTCTACCATACAACGGTGGACTCTGCGTCTCTCCACCGTATACATTAACGTCATTAATTAAGTTACCAAATTTTGCATTAATCAATGATGAATAATCATCGGCAGAAACAGCTCTCTGCTGTGTTGCAAAGTATCTTGGTGCAGACTTTCTAATTGACTCAATCGTTTCAGCAACAGCACCATCCACTGCGGTTGTTGTAACTGTGATTGATGGAATTCTTACTTGGCCGCCATTAATTGGGCCTAGGTCTTGAATACATGTAAAATTATTAACACCATCACCTGCATTACCTAATGTAATTCTATAGTTACATATAATTACTGCACCATTCTGTGGAACCTTACCTAATATGCCATCACCAAAGACTATCTCGTATTGGTTATTTTGAGCAGCTTGTACAAAGAATATTGTTGAGTCCTTAGTAAGATTATATAAGGTTTCTACTCTGCTGTAAACAATTATATTTTGTCCATTATTCTCGGAAACAGTTACGGTCAGACTATCAATGTCTATCGTAGGATTGGTGAGAAGAAAGCGCTGGTTTACAACAGTACTGTCATGAACAAAGGCGTCTTGTACATATGTTCCTTCATAGATTGTAAGGTCTGTAACAGAATATGTAGAATTTGATGAAGTGTAAGTATATGCCTGATCTGTAGTAAAAGTAAAGGTACCATTTGCATTAGTACCACTAAACAGTGTACCTTTTGGAATAGTAAATGGATTGCTTACACCGACAGTATTTGCAGTAAAAGAAATAACCGCAGCTGGTGATTTAGCAGACTTTGGTAGATAATTCAATTCCTTAGCATGGGATACAACCGAATCCAGCTTCTGTGCTGAATCCAGAAACATTTCAGATGCCACCATATTTAGATAGAATGAATTTAAATATGAATTGTAAGATATAACATCTAGCAAGACATTCATATTTGAACCTTCAAAGTTATAATCTTTGAAGACCGTTTGCGACTTTAGATACTGTTTAAAGTTATCTTTTAGTGTATTAAAGTCAAGTGAAGTAAGATCTAATGAACTATTTGCCATATGTTATCTAGCTCTTTTTAAGAAGATGTTTAATTGAATAGGCTCTGGATTATTTATTATGGAAAAAATGATTGATATACTAAAGCCATTTCTATCACTATCATCTAAAATACTGATATCGAGCAAGTTAACTCTAGTTTCAAACTGCTTTACAGAAAGATTAACAGCATTTCTAAGATCTTCTATAAGGAATGGTGTAAATAATTCAAACATAGAATTGGTAACATTTGACCCGAAGAATGGATCAAATAGACGTTCACCGATATTGGTAAGAATAGTATTCTTTAGTGCTTGTTTAATAGCATCTTCATTCTTAACAGTAACAAGTTCACCATTCAACGGATGCTTTGTAAAGTTAGTTGCAAAGTCAGAATAGGTTTCTACCTTTTTTAGTGTTTGGCTGATTGTGTCAGCTCTTGAAACTGCCATTTTAATACCTTACTTAAATGTTGTTGGAGGTGAAACTGTACCACCACCTTGAATCTTAGTACCAATAGATGGTTTTGCTTTTGTTTCAACAGTACCTTTTTCTGCAATAAGTGTAACATCCTTACTAAACGAAGACATAGAAGCATATAATTCAGCACTAAGATGTAGATCATGATTACGTGCAGCAATATAAATTGGCCCGGCTTCAGTTGAAATAGCCATACCGGCCGGAGTAATTACAATTTTATTATTACCAACTGCAAGAGTTATTTTTGTTTTGCTATTAATAGTAATATCATTATCAGCATCAATTGTAAGTTTCTTATCCGAATGCTGAGTAATATTACCTTTGGTATTAATAAGTATTTCTTTTAAAGCACTAACGTTAAAACTATCTTTTGTATTAATTGAATATCCTTTGGTTATTTCATAATGCATACCACCATCGGCATTAATAAATGCTTGATCACCCTTCATTACGTGTCGGCCATCACCACCTTGGGCAACGTTTTGTTGTGATGTCTTTGTTGCTTCAACTTTTGTACCATTTGTAGCACCGGTAGAAGCACCAGCGGTTTCTTTATGATCACCTTTTTCTGAAACTTCTCTTGTTCCACCACCAACACCTTTATCTTCGTGGCCTGTTACAGTTGATGTTGAACTGTCAACTGCTTTCTTTTCACCGCCACTAACGACTTGATTTTTATTACCGGTAGAATCATGTTGTTCAACACTATATTTGCCATCTTTTGTTACAGTGGCTTTTACTTTACCAAGTGCTTTTGGATCTATAGACTTTGCTTCATAATTACCTGCGGCATCGGAATGAGCTTGCACAAGATATTCATTTCCAAGTTCAAAGTGATCATCGATCTTTTTATTTGAAACGGTCGATGGTACTGTCGGTTTAGCTAATGCTTTTGCAAAAGCACTTGCAGCAGCCGCACCTGCTAAAATCTTTGCCAAATTTGCAGGTTTAGCAACACCGAGAGCAGCACCAGCAATGGCTCCTGCGGCAGCACTACTAGCAAGATCAACTACAAGATTACCAACACTATCAAATATCTGAGCCATTATAATCCTCTACTGATTGCGCCAACAATTTTACCGGCAACTGCTCCGGCGGCTGCACCTGCAACTACTCTAGCAACATCAATGTTAACGCCATTTGATATCATTGAAAGACTATTTATTGCTTTACCGGTAAATCCACTTACAGCACCGCCGAGCGCAGATGATACAATACTGTTCACCATTGAATCATGAACCGCGCCGACTTCTTCTGCTATGTTAGGAATAAAGATTGAGGCAGCTTTATCCGCCATTCTTGCAATGCCTAAAACTTTTGTTGATTCATTCATTAGACCGCCGATAGCACCCATATCAATTGCGCCCGGTAATACGCTGTTTATTGCGTTACCAATATTTAAACTGCCAACTAAATTACCAGCAATATTAGGAAGCAACGATGATACGTTGCCCATTAAATCATTTAAACCAAAGCCAAGGACTTTAGACAAACCACCATCGACGATACTTCCAATACCACCGTTTAATACTCCGCCGATAGCTCCGCCTAGAGCGCTGCCAACTGCACCACCGATACCACCTGCTATAGCAAACTTTGCAATGTCTTGTAGACTACCACCACTTAGTGTAGCGCCTAGACCTGAATAGATAGCGCTGTTTAAGCCAGCTGTTAATGGTGCAACGTGTGCCTGTGCAATCTCAACGTGCTCTGTACCAGTAAATCTGGGTATGTTACCAAGTTGATCGTAGATGGTAGAGTCAAGAACAGTCAGAGTAGATTCAATTACAATACCTTTAATAATCTGTGATTTCTTGATCTTCATCCCAGGTGTTGTTAATGCAAGAGCATATGAAAGCGATGTAGGATCCATGCCCAAAGTTGGGCCACCAATCGAAGCGGCTGTAGTCAATACCATATTTGGATTATAGATTGCAGATGAAGCAGCGGCAATGGAAGCAGCTGTAGAAGCAGCTCCAACGACACTATCAATTGACAGAGCACCAACAGATGAACCATCAAGCATACCACCGATTGCACCATTGAGCATTGATATACCTGCTCTGTTCATTACTCCACCAGTCAAGGCAGGCATAGCACCTTTTAATAGAGCGCAAGCTAAATCAGGTCCACCTAATGCTCCAGCAATATTGCCTAATGCACCACCCATAGCACCAGCCGCCATTTCTGCAATTCCAGCAGGACTGGTAAGTTTATCCATCATCTTTAATGTAACCATACAGTGTAGTGCTTTTTGTACCGAACCAGCAACATTACTTGGATCAACTTCTAAGATTGCATCATGAATTTCTTTTGACTTGGGAGCCGCTGCCGCTGTAGGGTTATCAGGGTTAATATTCTTAGCATTATTTTCTTTTTTCTCGTCTTTTGCTATCTTTTGAGCATTAGCTTTTTTATCAGTCGGATCTTCTTCTTTGCCAAGTTTTATATTACGACCCCACTCTTTACCTTTTTTACTTAATAATTGTTCTTTGGTTGGCAAATTACCAAGAACACCTGGATTAGGTGAAACACCTTTGCCAAAGTGAGTATATGAACCAAATGTTCTATCAATAGAACCACCTGGCTCAAGTGAAAGAGTTCCCTCTTTTGTCGGTGTACCTTCTACAGTCGATGGTGTAGGTACTTCATTTGTGGCAGCAAATATATCAAAGCTACTATTTTCAGCATTAGTTTTGTCTTCTGCTACTTGCTTTTCAGCTGATGCAACTTCAGTGTCGTCATATAAGAAAGCGCCATTTGCTGGGTCAAAAACTTTTGCCATTAACTTGAAAGTCCTGCTCTGTGTATACTACCTAAAATCAATGGTATTTGTTTTTCAAATGGATCTGCCCACATACAAAGAACTGTTGTACCCGGCAAATAATTACTGGTTGAACCAATTTTATTTAATGATGGTGAGTTATTCATAATCGGAATAGCCCAAGGTAAGTCTTCATCTGGCATTGGTTCTTCCGCACCATTATGCAGAACATGAACAATGATCTTTATTTTACCAGCTCTATCTGGATCCTGAATATCTTTAACTTCAGCCAGGAAAAATAAACCTGGGAATTCCATCTGATCACCACTCATGATATTTTCTCCTGATATGCACCTTTAATACATTCTAAATTAGTTAGAAATCTTGGTCGTTGTTCAGGTCCACCAATCACGTGTTGGGCTTTTGAAATTAGCCATCTGCCACTTACCTGTACTTCTGGTTGACTCATTCCAGTAACACTGGTTGCTTTAGGTATATTACAGATAATTACTTTACCTGCTTCTAAAATTGGATCACCCAAAACAGTTAATTGTACAAGTTGTTCTTGCATTTGTGAAAGATTAAGCATCTTATATGGTAATGCTTCTGGTAAATGTGTCTTATCAATATTTAATTTGTCATTTGCATGTACAATTTTTAAAACTGTTCTATTTGAATTTGGGAATAATTGTAAAAAGGTGTCCATTGCTGAAATAGCACCAGCACCTAATGAATTCATCTCAGTAGGTTTCTTTTTAAGATCTGCTTTTTTAAATTCATTTGTGTGAATATTAAACGTTGCAACGCGTTGGTTTAAAGCACCATTTTTAATACGGTTAAATGCATCCATATTCTGCATAACTTTAAATGCAAGAATATTAGAATAGAAGTCACTGTAGATTGAGTGACCAACTGTATTGTCTTGTCTAAATGATTTTACCGGTGCTTGTTTTAATGCTTCCTCAATGGTACTAAAATGGAAACCACTATTTGTTTGCCAGAACAGAAAGTTTGATGATTTATTACTCTCCGAAACAGCTTGCTTTCTTAGCATTTCAATAGCATGTAAGATAGGTTGATTGGCAATCTTAATGTTTCTTTTACCTTTAGTCGGTTCAACCTTAACAGATGCTTTTGAATTCAATTGCTTAAATAAATCTTGGATAATATCTGATATCTGTGCATTATAAGCTTTTTGCACATAGTGAGCTTGACCTGTAAGAGTCTCTCTAGAAACACAATCAAGAGTATATGTCTTAGCTTTCATAGCACCTTGTACACCAATATCCTTAACACTGTTCAAGTGAAAATTGTATTTGGCTACCGCACCATCTGGCTTACGATACTGAAAATAGATGGATTCATCACCAGCAATCTTTAATTTACCAAGATAATCTTCTGGGTCAATAACTCTAATTTCTGCTGTTACACCAGGAGTAAAAATAGTTTCATTTACAGTTGCTGATAGAAAATTCCTAGCCATATTCCAAGACTGTGTTCTTGGAGAACTAAGAGTAATACTATCTACAAATACATCACCAGGATTCTGACCAGCCATTAACCACCCAATAGTTGTTTAGCATTACGTACAAATTGTGGAGCATATTGAGGTTGCAACATTCTTACTGTTTTATTACCTTCATTCTTTTGTGTTTCAATATCAAGATATGATTGTTCTTGCCAATAAACAAGTTCGTCCATTGGTATATTATTACTTAAAAATGTACAAGATGTAATTACACAATTTGATTTGCTTTCAGTTCCAACAATATAACTTGAACCGGTAATAGAAATTGCATCGTGTGGAAAAAAATCACCTGAACAACTTTTAACTATAACCATTGATGAATTTGAATAGGAAACTTGTGCTTTACCGGAAACAGAAGGGTTGTACTTTATACTAACGACTTCATCAGACTGAAAATTGCTATTGCCGGTAATCTCTAAACTTACAATAAAGTTTGTTTCCACTTTCCAGTCTTGTTTCTTTCTTGAATAAGAAGTTATCTTACCAAAGTTATTATAGATCGGTTCCCAATACTTCTGTTGGCCAGGGGACATTGCTTCAAATGCCGCTACCGTTGTATCGTTTTGATCAACCCAATTATTAACATAATAGGCAATTTTCTCTGATGCTTTTTGTACCGATCCATACTTATCCGCAATAAAATTATTAAACTGATAATCATCTAGATACCATTCATAATACGGATCTAGAATATTATTTGACAGATATATAATCCAGCTGGTATAAGAATCTTCATAGTAAAGATTTGCTAATTGATCTGCACGAATGCCATTAGTAATATCTTGTGGGTAATAAACAAATGGATTGTTTTGTAAATTACTTAATATAACAGCGCGCTCGGTTATATCAATAACTTGGTTGTTACTATAAAAAAGATTATTAAAGTTTTGAAAATATGTTTCTGACATTTAATTATCCTGAAAGTCCACCGGGACCGTAAACTCGACCTTCAGGATCACCAGTACCAGTTTGTTGTTGACGTTCAATTTGTTGTTGAATTACTGCAGTATTAGCTCCAGGTTCATATAAAGCTTTTAACTCCCCACCGGAGCCACCAGCACCGTAATCTCTTTGTAAGAAGAATTCAATTTCTAAGAAAGTTATACGAATTTCAACTTCTGTTGGTGCTTTTGTTGAACCAAAAAATGATGGTTGACTTGACGGGGTAAAATTGATTGAAAGATTTTCTATTACTGCAGGCTTAAATGTAAACAGAAATGGTGATCTAGGACTAACCCCACCATTACTAACACTTAACTGTACAATATTAGGATATGTTAAAAGAGCACCACCTAAAGCACCAGTGGTATCTGGCAATTGATTATATCTTAATGTTGTAATAATATTATTTAGTGTCTGGGATTCTTTTGCATTTGTTGGTGAAAGGCGCCAAGTAAAAGTATGCTTTTTAAACTGCGGTGATTTAAATAGTACAGTCAGAAATGGATTAACGGCAACACCAGCAAGTTGTCCAAGTAAAGCGGCATTTTTTGCATTTGCAGCACCCGCCAAAGCCTCTCCAACAGGACCTGCTTGAGCTAATCTACCAAGTCCAACACCTACAGCTGCCCCAACTGCTCCCGTACCTAAAGCACTTGCAAGACCAGCTCCATTACCAGTCATTGCAAATTGATTTAAAGCCGAACCAGCAACTGTACCTGCTTCTTCAGGACTATATTGAATGGTTTGATCATCAACCATATTATTTGGTAAAGGTAAACGAATAGCACCTGTGTCTTTTAATACCATACTTTTACCAAAGACAGGTCTTTTATAAGAATAGAATGCAAAAGACATCCAATAATCATATGAAACAAGTGCTTCCGGAAAATACATTCTAGATGGAACACCAGGTGTTCCTATGGGTTTTGCATCTTGTAAAGCGGTTGCTATTGAAGTCAGATCGACCATTTAATTATCCTAATAAATAGATCTTTAGTTATATTTATCGTGCATTTGGAAACACATGAAAACTTATAAAGGTTCTTTTCGGCCAAAGAATCCACAAAAATACCGAGGTGACCCTAGTAATATTATTTATCGGTCCCGGTGGGAACTGAAATTGATGATGTATTTGGATGATCATAAGGATGTTTTATCTTGGGGTTCTGAAGAAGTTATTATACCTTATAGATCACCGATAGACGGTAGAATGCATCGATACTTTGTTGATTTTATAGTAACTAAAATAAATACAAATGGACAAAAAGAAACGTCATTGATTGAAGTGAAACCTGCAGCTCAAACTAGACCACCAGTTATTCAAGAAAACAAAAGTAAACGTTCAAAGCGTTATATTAATGAGGTAATGACTTGGGGTGTGAATGAAGCTAAATGGAAAGCCGCTACCGCTTATTGTAAAGATCGTGGATGGTCTTTTCATATCTTTACAGAAAAAGAACTAGGGATTAAATTCTGATGGCAAAGTTATTTCAACAAGTACTTAGTGAGAACAAAGAAGTAACACCAAAACAAGCTATGGATTGGCTGCGTAAACACGTTATGGAGATGAGTAAGCTTACTACTGGTAATGCCAAAAACTTCATTAACGAGGCTTCTTCATCCGATAGATTTCAAGGAATAACCGAAAATTCAATCGGTAAGATGTATATGTTTAGCTATGATCCTAAACTAAAAGAAGTCTTACCATATTACGATTCATATCCACTTGTCTTTCCAATAGAATTCTATGGGGATTCTTTCCTTGGTATGAACCTTCATTATATACCACCAATGCTCAGAGCCCGTCTAATGGATGCTTTGATGCGCAATATAAATAATAAAAAGAATGATAAGACGACAAAGCTTGTGATTTCATATAATTTATTAAATGGTGCTTCTAGATACAAATACTTTAAACCATGCGTAAAGAAATATCTATTCTCTCATGTCAGAAGTCCATTTGTTTATATAGCACCAGACGAGTGGAACATTGCTATGATGCTACCAACTGATCGTTTTATTGGCGCTAGTAGAACTCAGGTCTATAAAGACTCACAAGCAATGGTTAGATAAAATGGCATTTAATGTAGGTGTATTTAAAGCTTTAACCGAATACAGAGGGCATCTTCAAAGTAACAAGTACGATGTTCGTATTTACTTTGAAAGCCCTAAACTTGGTGCTAGTTTCATTTCAAACTTTACCGCCGGTACTGTAGCCACAAGAGATGTAGCCAGAGATCTTTCATATCGTTGTGTATCAGCTTCATTGCCAGGTCTGACATTAAAAAGTTCTGATGTTAACCGTTTTGGTCTTGGTGTTCAGGAAAAGATGCCATACAGTGGTAACTACACCGACATTTCATTATCATTTACCTGCGATAAGTTTGGTGCTGCTTATAACTTTTGGTATAGTTGGATTAACTACATCTTTGCTATCAATGGGCAGGTAACAAATAGTACTGTAGCATCTGCCACTAGACCTTATTACACTACAGAATATAAAGACAACTATGCTGCTACAATTGTTATTAATGTTTATGATAATAATGGCTTTGTAGCAATGCAGTATGTTTTATATAAAGCTTTCCCAACTTCAATTAATGATATATCGGTTGGTTGGGGTGAGAACAACCAACTTATGAAGATCACGACAAACGTTACATTCAGAGAATGGGCTCTTGAAGGTGGCAATTCTGTATTATTAACTCCGCAAACTGTTCCTATTTCTACACAGAGGGCAGTTCCAACAACAAACTAATTGAGGTATATTATGCTCCCTAAACTTAATTATCCTACAATCTCTATTGAGATTCCTCCATCAAATAAGCCGGCTAACTTCCGTCCTATGCTTGTGCGTGAAGAAAAATTGCTTTTGATGGCCAAAGTATCTAAAGATACCACTGACATTCTTCAGGCAATCAAACAAGTTGTGAATAACTGCTCATTGGATCCAAATTTCAATGTTGATAAGCTTCCACTGTTTGCTCTTGAATATGTATTCATTAAACTCAGAGGTACTTCTATTGGTGATGAAATTAAAGTTTCGTATAGAGACCTTGATGATGATCAGATCTATGACTTTGATGTTGATCTGAATAAGATTGAAATTAAGTATCCAGAGAAAATTGAAGAAAAGATTGAAGTTACTCCAACATCTGGTTTGGTAATGAAATACCCAGATGCTGAAATCTATGATGACAAGATCTTCCTTAAGTCGGAAGGCGAGGAAACATTCTATAGACTAGTCATTCGTTGCATTGACCAGATCTATGACGGCGAAAATGTTTATCAAGCCAAAGATTTTAAAGAAGATGATTTGCTTGAGTTTATTGAACTAATGGATATTAAGAGCTTTGAGAAGATCAGAGAGTTTATGACTAATCTTCCTACCCTTTACTATAAGCTAGAATATAAGAATGCAACTGGTGAAGATAAAATCATTGAAATGAAAACTCTATCCGATTTTTTTACGTTGCGCTGAGTCATAATACACTAGAGAACTATTACCAAACTAACTTTGCTTTGGCTCAGCATCATAAATATTCTATTAGTGAAATAGAAGGTTGGATTATATTTGAGAGGGACATATATTGTGAATTGTTAACCAACTATCTTCGCGAA